TGCGGTTGACCTGCGCGTAGTTGCGCTGGACGATGTCGACAGGTACGCCGGACTTGTTTGATAAATTCTTTGCGCGTGCGGCCTCATCCGGATTTGAATCGAGGGCGCCATACAGGCTGGTGCGCAGTTGAGTGCGCTGGCCATCGATTACATTGGCGGCGGCTTCATCAAGTGTCGGTGCTTTTTTTACACCAGCTACTCGCGATGCGGCGGCATCAAACTCATCATCAGGTACTAGCATCATGTCGTTGTGTCCTATTACTTCTTCTCAATACCGTAGGTTTCGTACAGCACCGCATCAATCTGTGCTCTGGTTGGGTTTGATACGCCATTGCGTTTAAGCGCATCAGTTGCGCGAGAGCGCTGTGCGTCAGTAAACTCTGGCTTGAACTTGGCTTCTTCTCCACGAGCGCGAGCCTCAAATCGACGCATGTTTTTGTCTGGCAAAAAGAACGATCCGCTCATTACTTCACCTTCAAGCACCAAACTATCAAGAACCTTTTGACGCTGTGCTTGATCAAGTTTGCCGCCGTTCTGAAGTTGTGCCGCAAACAATGCTTTGTTGGCTTCAGATGTAAACATCCCGGCCTTCTCGTCCTTGAGTCCAAGTTGCTTGGTTGTTGCGGTGATTTGCTGTTGAACTGTGACTGCCTCTGGTGCTTCGTTTTTGGTGCCAATTGTGCGCTGTAAGTTGATGAAGTGATTGCGATCACCAGGTGATAACTTGTCAAAGTATTTGCGCAGATCTACTTTTGTTGGATCTTTAAAGTCAGGATTCGTTATTGCTTCTTGTGTTAAAGCGTAATAAACATTTGAGTCTGTCTTGACTTCTGTGCCTTTGGTCCTGGCTTCCACATCAGCCCTGGCTGTGCGTTGTAGGCTGGCCAAGTCAGCGCCGTCCATACTGGCCAATATGCTTGCAGGGATCTTGCTAAAGTTTCCTGTCTCTGAATACGAGCGCCATGCTTTGTCTTTGGCGTCGTTCTGTGCCGCTTGCACAATGCCAGTTCGCTCGTTTTCAAAAATCTTCAAGCGTTGTACAACCTGGTCTTCTTCTTTGCCTGATAAATTTTCACGGGCCAGCTTTAGAGCACCAGCAATGTTGTTGTTGCTACTATTCCAGAATTTTTCTGCCAGGCTTTGTTCTTTGACATCGGCTGTGCCAATCTCAAGCGCTTTCTTTGCACGGCCAAAAGTATCCGGCGTCATCTCGTTGCCGTAGCGTTGCAAGTAATCGCGTGCCTGGTCCAAGTTCTGTGCATCTATTTGTGTCTGCACAACCTGGCCATGGATAGCGTTGGTCGCTTTTAAAAGCAACTGCTCACGCTGTGCGCTCTTTGGCTCGTAGCCAAGTTTGTCGGCCAGCTTGTTGGCGCCATCTTTTGCCGCGCCGTAGTAAATNGCAAAGTCGCCGTCCGGACTGCGCCAGCCAGCAGAGTANCGAATNGCGTCATTGACAAATGTGTCAACTTGGGCGCCACTTTCTTTGACATCGTAGTCGCGCTGTTCAACAAGCGAGTGCTTGATGATTGAACTGTTGGCACTGCGCAAACGCACATTGGCAGAGTTGCGCAACATGATGCGCTGGACATCATTCTGTGCTTTGTCCGCAACATCTTTAAATGCGGCGTCAAGATCAACGCGGGTCTTCATTGCGTTGTCGACAGCGTCTCTACCTTTGAGTGTCAGGTATCTAGTTTCAATTTCGTCAGCCGTAGACGCAAAGGTGTTGTAAAGTTCTTTGACCTGGGCATCATCAAGTTCGCCTTGCAATCGGTCTGCAATCTTCATCACAGTGGTGCCAGCAGACTGAACTGCCTGGCCAGCCTTTTGTATTTGCTCGCCTGTGAAATTGCGCATTGGCTCTACGCCAGGAGCCTGGAATGCAGGCATGTTGCCTACGCTGGCGTCTTGAGTCGGTAAATCGTAAATGGGTACTGTTGCCATGGTTGGTCCTTATTCGATGCCCAGACGGCTTGCAATGGCCGCAAGTTTGCGATCTTGGTACCAGGCATTGGCTACAGATCCAGCGCTACCCAGAATGCTTGTGCCAGCCGCCATGAACGGGCTGATGGTTGAAGCAGAGCCTGCCAAGTTGGAAGCAGAGACATCTTGCATTGCTGATGCGGTCAAATAGTTCTGGCGCTGTTGTCGAGCGGATTCAGCACTGCGTACGGTGTCTGCGTTGACCGTCAGCATATCGATCTCTTTCATGAGGTCGGTTGTTGCAATCGTTTCAACAGCACTGCCAACGCCCAGGTCAATGCCTCGAGCGGCCATCGATGCACGCTGTGAACTCTTGATCTTGCCAGCACGCAGGCCAATCTGGCCCTGTCTTTGTTGGCCAGCACGCATGATCTGCTGGGCTGTAAATTCAGCCTGGGCCGCATTTAGTTCTGAGATGTCGGACTGGAACCGCATCGAGGATGCTTGTGACTCCAGTTGCGCCTTCTGGCTTTGGGCGGCGTAGTAGGAGCCAATCGCACCAGTGACTGCTCCACCAATAGAAAAGATGGAGCCGGTCTGGCTCATTGCCTGCACGCCGGTTCCGGTCAATAGGGTTGCCATGTGTCAAATCTCCTGTTTCGCCTGGGCTTGGAGGACTGTGTTGACCTTACCTCCACAGCACCAGGTTATTGCATGGTTGAACAGTATCCGGGTCACCGGATCTTACGGGTACCTTTACCCACCGACTGCAACCTCAAGGGTCATGCCGACGATGGTCAATGGCAGTGGGTCAGACTGTCTGACATACACCTGGCCACTATCAAGCCATGTTGGTGTCAGCATAATCTGAATCTCTTCCGTCTTGAGTGCAGGAGGCGAGCCGTATGGTTCTGTCGTCCTTTGCTTGGCCTCGACCAGGTTTGCTGGGTTTGGCCCAATGAAAATGCCGGAAGATTGATACACGCGAAGCCAGGCTTTGTTGACATTCTTGTAACGCCCTTGGCCCATTCCGTTGTCAATGCCCATGGCCAGAGGCAGGCTTTGCAAGTCAGACTGGTATGGAAGGCCAATGTGAATGATGCTCGAAGCCCGGTCAAGCGTGATTGCTCCACTGGTCACAACCTTTTGCGGTTGCACNGATCCATCAGCCAGGATCGAGACGGTCTTNCCCTCNAGCCAGGTCAAGCCACTGATCGTATTGCGTGCAAACGAATACAGGGTCGTGGCTGTGTTTCTAAGAGCGGCTGGTAGTANCACATCAACTCGAGCCGTGGCGACCGTTGTGGAGGTNGTGGAGCGGATTGTGAGGCGATANTTGTTGCCAGCNGAGTCGGTCAAGACAATGGCGTCATTGATATCCCCAGTGCCTGGGTAAGTAAAGATGGCTGTCGATGCTGTNATTGTCAGGANATCTGCCGGACCCCAGGTCGTTCCGCCACTGACTGTNACGGTNGTTGCCGAGGTGTTGGTGCCATCATAGGTCGCGCCAGAGTCAACAAAGAATGCGCCNTCAATCGATTCAAAGTGACGGCTTGCCATGCGCTCGACATAGCGTTTGGTGACNCCGCCGATGGTGCGCTTAACGACGACATACAGTCGATCCTCATTGCCTTCGGCCACCACTGTGCATGACTCAAATGTGCCATCGGTATCATGCTTGTGCCAGGCGCCGACTTGTTGCTCTGGTGTGTAGGTCAAGCCAAGCAACATGCCTGAAGTTGACACAAACCAAACCATCTGGATCGGAGCCTTGGCAAATGCCATGTCGCTGATCTCGTAGTTGTCAAACAGGTTTGCAGAACGGATGGACAAGTCATTGGTGATAAAGCCGCTGGCCTGCCAGTTGTAACCCAGTTCACGCACATGGCCACCGCGTGCGCCGCAGTAGACCAGGGCGTTGTTGATGATCACCGGCTGAACATTTGATGCACCGATGTACGACTGTGGTCGAACAGAGATGGTGGTCGGTGTGATTTCGTCACTGTTGAGCGATGACACGCGCCACTCAGCAGATCCAGTCAGCAACAGCAACTGGGTCAACGGGACAATGTGGCGGATGGTGTTGGCTTCACGAGCGGCCACCCGGAACTCAATGCGGTCGTCATCGCGGATGGGCAGGCCATAACTGAGGTTTGACTCAGTGCCNGATTTGGTCATCCAGATTTTTTGTGGCTCGTTGATGGTGCCAGCAAAACAGCGACGCTGTTCAAAGTACGAAACGGCGCCGGGGTAATTGCCTGAACTGACGAACTCGTTGTCGTATATGGGAGGAGTAACCGACAGATCTGGCGCGATGTTGTTGTCAACAATGCTTGTGCCGGTTGTGCTTCCAATGTAGCCATACAGACCCCCCAACAGTTTATAGACGCGATAACGCGATGCGCCAGCTACTGCGGACCAAGCAATTGTGTTGGTTGCGCCAGTAACAAAAATGTTGTTGGTGACTGATGCCACGCTGGATGAGACGGACTCGCCAATCTCATCGGATGTGATGGCAGTCACGACATAACTCATCGTCTCGTATGTGTCTGCGTTGGTTGAGGATGACGCAGGAATGTACCNGGTGGCAGTCACGCCAGTGGGCGCGGCAATCGGCGATCCAAAGTTGATGCTGGTCAGNGTCCAGTTGGTGACGCCCAATCGCTTGAGTTCACGCGGCGCATAGTTGGGATGCACCAGCGTCATCACATCAGCCGACTGCACATAGTGGATGTCGAACAGATCTGCTTCTGCGTATGGNTTGGCNATCTCGTATGGCACGCCACCAGACAGCAGTGTGCCGCCTTGTGTGTGAAANCGAATGTAGCCTGGGCTTAACTCAATCACCATGGTCTGCGTGGTCGAGTATGTGAACGGGATGAGCCTGGTGCGCTTGGTACTGTCTTTGACCTCGCGGACAAATGCAAAGCCTGCGCGGTTTTCTGCCGGACCTTGTGGCGTTGCAATGAAGTTTTTCATTGTGGCCGCGCCGGTCTGGTATTTCACATCATCGATGCGACCAAACATCTCTGGCGACATCTCGCCGCCAGCAAACGATCTTTGTAGTGTGCGCACATTTGGCATGCTTATCTCCCTGCAATCCAGGACACGATGTGCTCTGGCTTAATTTTGCGTGAGTTGGAATCAGATTCCATAGCTTTGCCAAGGTACAAGTTCATCAAGGTGATACACCGTTTGGCCTCTGCCGCACCCTGGTCGCCTTTGATTACAGGGCCAGCAAGCATCGATGCCAAATGCCACGACAAAGTAATCGTAAACAATGGAGAGAACTTGGTTGGATCAGTGATCTTTGCATGGTATCGAATCACGGCCTGCTTTTGATTGGTCAAAATAATTTCTGATCCATCGGCGGCTGTCTCGACTGCAAACTTCTGCGGCACATACTGGCCAGCGGCAACAGACGGTGAGTAGTTGGTGTAAAAGTCCGGGTANGTTTCCGGTGTAAATGTCGTGCTGTAGTCGTCGCGTGCTTCTGGTGGTATCACAGCAATGATGTCAGATGCATCGTTTGGCATGGCGTATGCGTACTCCCACATTGACCAAGTGTTTTCCACTTCGGCGCCGTATGCTCGTTTTGTTGAAAAGGACCAACTGTGCATCTCGAGCAAAGTGTCTCGAGCAATTGGGTAAAAGCGTTGGCAGTGTTCTGCCTGCGCAGATCCTTCTGGCGGATCAATGCTTGCGATGGTGGCGTTGTCGCCGAGGTGCGCCAGCGCAAGGTTACAGATGTCGACAACTGATGCCATCATGGCCTCCTAAATGTAAAAAGGGGACCGTGGTTTCCCAGCGGCCCCCCGTGACTTACGGCTTCCAATTAGGAAGGATTACACGGAGCCTTCATCAGCGCCGCGNTTGGCTTTAGGTGCCCACTTCTTTGCAGAAGTTTCTACCTTGGCCTCATTGCCTTCATCATCGATGGGGACCAAAGCAGAGCCAGCAGGACCATCATAGTCGACGATCTCGCCTTCATTGCGTAGGCCATTGTTGATAAAGCAAGGTGCGGTGACGCGGTATTTAGGCATGTGTAATTCTCCTTATTAGACTACGGCAAAGCCAGA